CTATTACCATCAGCAGTAGAAAATCCACCGATGGTCGCAAATGAGCCTGTTGTGGTCAGTGTTGCGCCAACACCGGATGCACCATTGTTGTATATAACTGTGCCGCCCGATGAAGATGCGAGTGTAGTTGTTGTGGCTGTCTCTGCAGCATCATGGATAGTAACACCAGATGCGATAGAATCAGCATATTGTTTTGTTGCGGCGCCTAATGCAGCAACAGGATTTGCATCCAGGATCAATGGACCTGTCATTGTATCTCCGGCTACATTGACCGGTGTATATCCTAATGCTGTAGTAATAATAGGCGATGTAAGACTCAACGAAACATTTATGGTGTTTGGTCCCGGTGTTTTAGTTAGCGTAACTCCGGCTGAGCTTGTCAGATTGGTGTTGAGAAAGTTATATACATCCGAATCAATATAAGCATTCTGCCATTCACTAATGCCTGCATTATATCTCAGATATTGACCCGTGAGTGGAGAAACGATGCTTACATCATTTAGATCGGAGAGCTTGATCGGTGATGGTCCACCAGTTATAACTCCTAATTGTATTCCTGAAACTTGAATTGGCATTATTTATTTTCCATTATTTTATGTTGCGTTACTTGGGAATGATCGACCTGTTCCCCAGATTATACGAACTGCACCTCTGGCGCCGGCGCTTGCTGAACCTAATGAATTACCGCCCGAGCCACCACCACCATAGGTTCCGCCCGGACCGCTGCCGCCAGCGGAACCACCAGAGCCAGCGCCACCACCGCCACCGGTGGCATTTGTCCCAGCCGCACCATTGCTACCAGTTCCTAATAATCCAGTGCCGCCACCACCGCCACCGTGGCCGGTCGAGCCAGGCGAAGTAAAATATCCGCCACCACCGCCACCGCCGCCGGCGCCTGAAGTTGAATTATTGAAGCCGGCACTATATCCGCCACCGTCGCCGCCAGCACCACTATATCCTGCTGCGCCGCCGCCGGCGCCGGAGCAGAGGCCGCCGCCGTTTCCGCGGCCGCCCTTGCCACCGCTATTACCGGTACCAACAACCGAAAATCCTCCGTTTGGTGCTGTTGCCGGTGCATTATTGTCGCCGCCGCCACCACCTGTTGCTCTTACTAGATATGTTGCTGAACGCAAAAGCGCCGATTCGCCCCCGGGATTAGTTGTTGGAAATGTTGGTGTATTATGCCCGGCGCCGCCTGCACCTACAATAACTGTTAGTGTTTCTCCCGGAGTAACCGAAATATTATTTGCATATGCAAGGCCGCCGCCTGCTCCGGCGGTATAGGTGCCGCCGGCGCTGGAGAGGCCACCACCGCCACCGCCTATTACTACAGCGCATATAGAATATACACCAGCAGGTACAACAAATGATGGTGACCCTACTGTTGTAAATGTCTGTTGGCCAGTTGGGACAACAGCTGAACCGCTGGCTGCGGCAATGGCTCTAAGTGCAAACATACTTCTCCTTAGAAATTCAATCCAGATGCAAAACCATACCAAGTTGTGCCAGCATCTTTTGTAACCAAGGTAATAATATCAACCTTTCCACTGGTTGCTGTTTGAGTCGGTGCAGTGGCTGCTGCCCACTTCACTGCTGCTGGCCATGTGATAGTAAATGCACCAGATGGAGCAATAAATAATGACATACTATAAATGCGTCCGGATGCTGGAATATTAGAGAATGTCAAGTTTGTGACATTTGCACCAATTGTTGCTGTAAAATTGTTGCCTAATGAGCAATCAATCGCAAGGTTAGCACCAGAGTTCGAAACTGCTGTATCAAGTTCAGTATAACGAGCCCCAAAATCAACACTGGTACCTGTAGCGGTTGTAATAGTTCCACTAGTAGTAATTGTTAGACGTGTAGTCAATGATGTAGTTGCTGCTGTTCTGAGTACAATATCACCACCGGCTGTTGGTCCAGTACCTGCGTTTAGAGTTAAACTATTACCCGTGCCAGTCGATGTATTACTTGCAGAAATTGACATTGGACTCGATGCTGTTGTTGTTCCTGCCAGGCCGGTTATCGATGTTGCTGAGTTAGTTGTTACTCCAATTGTTGTTGCATTTGGAAGTGATGATGTCCATGCTGGTGTGGTTGATGATCCTGCAGAACCAAGAAATTGCCCTGTTGTACCGGTATTTGTGCCTGCTGATCCGACTGACCATGCGCCGTTTGCAAGAATACGAAATCTTTCAACCAGTGTAGTGGTAGTTGGTGCGGTCGATAATATAATGACGCCGCCGGCACCAGATGATCGAGTTCCACCAGAAATTTGTACATCATTTGGAAGACCACTTGCAGCATTTCCACCGCGAAGTGTAAGCAGGCCGGCGGTGCCGTTGTCGGCGGCGCCACCTGCAATAGTTACTGCGCCGCCCGAGCCCGAACCTGCTGATTGTCCTCCAGAGAGAGTCACTGCACCGCCGGGCTGTGGGGCTGCTGTAGTTGTGCCACCTGTAATTATTACTTGACCGCCGGGTCCTGTTGTTCCACCAGTTCCACCAGTCAAAGAAAGAGTGTTACCTGTGCCAGTTGTGGTACTAGCTGCTATAATACTCATTGGGCTTGATGCAGATGTTGTTCCAGATAATCCAGTAAGTGTCTGCGCTGAATTTGTAGTTGTTCCAAATGTTACCGAATTAGCAAGAGATGATGCTGCACCTGAGGCAGCGGCCGCCCAAACAGGGACACCACCAGTTACAGTCAATACCTGATTAGTTGAACCAATAGCAAGTTTTGATAGTGCAGTTGTGCTTGATGCATAAAGAATATCACCAACGGTATATGATGTCTGACCAGTTCCGCCTAATACCGCTGTAACCGGGGAGGTCAGCGAAAAGCTATTACCAGTAAGGGTCAATCCTGTACCAGCAACATATGAACCAGCTGATGAGAATTGAACGAATGTAATTGGATCTGATCCAACTGTAGCAACCGTTGCTGTTTCAACCCATCCGGTGTCTGCTTGTGTTGTGCCTGTCAGTACGAAAACTGCGGCGCCGTTGATTTCATCAATAGGTGTTATTGAGTCGAAGTCAGTTGCTCGTGTCCATGCACCGGCGGCAACAACATAAATGCCATTATTCTCAGTTGTGCTTTGATTCTTGACCAATACTCGATTACCTGCCACAACAGAAACACCGTCGATAGTTTGTGGTGCTGATAATGTAATGTTAGCTGTGGTTGCTGCGATAACAGGAGTTTTCCATGCTAATCCATTGATTGCATTGTCGACATAAGTCTTATTGGTTGCATCAGTACCTGCTGATGGTGCTGGCAAACCTGTTACGGTGCCGCCACCCGAAAAAGTTAAATTGGCTGCCGAGTTCATTGAGTCGCCAGCTTTATTGATAGGTGTATATGTCAGTGCATCGGTAACATCGGTGCTCGTTAGTGTAACTGCACCAGTTCTTGTATTGAAACTTGATACACTACTTGCCCAGGAAGTATCAGTACCATCAGTTGTTAGGAATTTTCCCGAATTTGTAACCTGTGAAGGAGCAAGATTATTGAATGCTGCATTTGCGGTAGTGGCCCCGGTTCCGCCATTTGCAACAATTAGTGTGCCAGTTAGTGTAATCGTACCAGAACCCGTAACAGGACCGCCACTTGTAGTTAGACCAGTTGTACCACCCGATACATCAACAGAGGTTACAGTTCCGCTACCCGAAACAGTTGCCCAAGAAACTACCGTTCCGTTAGTAGTCAAATACTTACCAGAATTTCCAGTCTGGGTTGGCATCAATGCATTGATTGCGCCTGCTGCTGTTGATTGTCCAGTGCCGCCTTCGCTGATAGCTAATGGGCTTGGGTCTACTACGTATGATCCGCCTGAAATATGAATTCCCATATTGTTCCTTATATATTTGTTATTTATCCGTTATTTGATAATATCTTATGCATGGCTGAATATAACGACATCACTGTTCAAGCTGACACCGGTGTTGAATGTAATTTGATTTGCTCCAGTTACTGTAAATTGTTTAGTTGCACCTTCTTGCTGAAATACACCATTTACAAAAACTTGTAGATATGCTTTTCCAGAGCCCATGGCTATAGTAGAAAGTGTTGTATTGAATACTGTTTGAGATGCTGTGGCTACAAATTCTTCATACGCAGGTGCAAAATCGGTAGCTGCCGCTGCGCTGATAGCTGTTCCGTTACCCTTCAGTACGCCTGTGATAGTTGTGGTAAGGGTTATTGCAGGTGTCGTGGTTGCTGTCGCTACTGTTCCAGCGAATCCATTTGCAGTGACTACGGAAGTGCTTGTTACTGTGCCCGAACCGCTAGGTGTTGTCCAGGATAAAACCCCTGAACCATTTGTGGTAAGGACTTGACCCGTGGTACCATCGGCATTAGGCCAACGAAGTCCATCTAATACTATATTTTGTGATACACCTGCAGTAAGTGTTAGATCAGTTGTGGTAGGTGAGAAAATTCCACCTGTTTGTGTAATTAGTGTCCCATCCCTACCAACAATGAAAGATGAAACACTTGTGCCCTTGGCGTTGATTGTAACCGACATAAGCTCTCCTAGTTCAGGTATTACCCTGTCTGGCAGATATTATCCACCAGTCTTTATCTTATGTGTTATTTATCACCAAATGAGATTATGTTGAAAATACTTCAGTTACTATGATAAATACATAAAACGGAGATAGTATGGCAAAAATTTCTCTTTGGAATCCAGTCAAAGGTACAGATTATAATTTCATAGATCGTGCCATTGGCGAAAATTTCAGAATTGCCGGTGATGGTATTCTTGTGCACATGTACGAGGGCCCAACCACAGATGCCGATGGCAATACCAATACATCCACCACAACAATTCAAGATGTGTTGTTCCTAACAAATAATAATCGTAAATACAATCCTAATGTCATCGAACTTCGTGGTCATCATCAGCCTCAGGACGTAAATTTTGACTTATCACAATTTGGAGTATTTCTAAGTTCCGATGTTATTCGCATTACATTTCATTATAATGATATGCTTGATTCATTAGGTAGAAAACTTATTGCCGGTGATGTGTTAGAATTTCCAAGTATGCGAGATGTGCCTATTTTTGATAATGCAGTTGGTATCAATCGCTATTATGTTGTTCAGGATGCGCTTTATGCTGCGTCCGGATATGGTCAAAAATGGTTCCCACATATTTGGTTAGTTAGAGCAAAGCTAATGACTGCTTCTGTGGAATTTACACAGATTATAGATCAGGCTGCAAGCGGACAAACTGCTGGCGGAGTTGGACAAGGTATAGGTGTAATGCCAGAAGGATTTACAGAGACATCAGATGCAAGCGGAAACCCAGGATTAGGATGTAACCCAGATATCAAAAATTCATTAGATTTATTCTGCAAGATTATCAATATAGGTGATGAGATTGTTGCTGAAGCTGAAAAGAACGCTTTCTTTGATCCGAAATTCTTTGAAAGTGCAAACCTATACATATATTTGGATCCAAATACAGGATATCCAATCATTGGCAGTAACTATTTTAGTGGCGATGGTGCTCCGCCAAATCTATCTACAAATAATGCAGATAATTTGGTACCGTCCGGCCCATTAGTTGGTGCAGGTGTTACCTTTCCGCCCGGTATGACTGATGGACAATATTATTTACGTATTGATTACTACCCTGAAAGATTATTTCAAAAGCAAGGCAATTGCTACAAACTTATAGAGGTAAATGTGCTAAAGAGCTGGACTGCATACAACCGTGTATTGGATACCTTTATTGATAATAATGTTGATACAGTTCTATCAGATGGAACAATTATTCCTGAAAAGCAAGCTATATCACAGGTTGTAAAACAAAAGGTTGATTTATACGCCGAGCGTAAAACACAAACAACCGCAACCGAAGCAGCAAGAGCAGCAATTGCAGATCAACGTGCTGCATTGCGTGGCAATAGTTCGAATGAAGGTAGTCCAGGAGTTCTCCCGGGTGGTGGGACATAATATGAAACTAAACGAAATTAAAGTTATAGATTATGCTGAAAAAGCATACTTCGAACTATATTCAACTCTAAAAAAATATAAATTATTAGAAAATAATAATGATAATAAAATATTTTCAGAATTTATCGATGGTGAAAAATCAAGATGTATATTGAATCCAAACACAACAGATGACTATTATCCGTTGTATCTACATTCATCACCTGTGGCAAATTTTATAACAGGAAGATATATATCTAATCCAGCTAACTTCATCAAAAAAGAAAGCGAAAGATCCGTTTTCAATACCAAACACGGAATTATCAAATTTCCATTAAATAAAAATTTAGGAGATGGTAGAATAGATCTGATGATTTTTGATAAATTAGATCATCAACAACATTTTCTATCTATACTAGGACTAAAGTTTGCTGGGTGGAGTATTAATATCACACAAGCAGATTTGTAATTGTCGAATAATCCTGGATATCTTTTCTCCTGTAAATTTTCTATATACCAAGATAAGATAAATAAGTATATATTATGATTAAGGGGTTTCCATTTAATGGATTTTTTCTATGATGGCCAGGTAAGACGTTACCTATTACAATTTATGAGGATCTTTTCTGATATAAAAATCAGAAACGGTCCAGATGCCAATGGTCTTTACACAATCCAACAAGTACCTATTCTATACGGTGATCCGTCTTGGATGGTCGCACAACTTATCAAAGGTGCCAGTGAAAATACACTACTGCCATCGCCTATGTTTAGCGTATGGATTGATAATATCAAACCCCAACCAAAGCGCAGACAAGATACACAATTTGTTGGTAAGGTATCAACAATAGAAAGAGAATTTGATGAAGAGACACAAACATATGGTGCTGGGCCCGGTGTAAGGCAAGACGTGGAACGATATATGCCTGTTCCCATTGATATCACCTTCAAGCTTGATGTTTGGACAACAAATACAACAACAAAGCTTCAAATTATGGAACAGATTTTGACATTCTTCAATCCATCAATTCAGCTTCAACAAAATAGTAATATACTGGATTGGACAAGCATCTTTGAAGTTTGGTTGGAAGATTTTAGTTGGACCAATCGTAATATTCCACAAGGCGGAACAGAAGAACGAGATGTAATGAGTTTCAAATTCAAAGTTGAAGCTTGGATAAATGCACCTGCCAAACTCAAGAGAAGCGGACTTATCGCAGAAATTGTTACACAAGTTTACAATGTAGCCGATGTAAATGATCTTCGTAATCGCATTGATGGTGAGTTTGATCCATTTACTTGTTTCGGTGGAATACCAATTCAGATTGTTACAACGGAAGGCAACTATAAGATATCGGTTGCTAATGCCGGTGCGGTTGATCACATAACATTGCTAAACGAATTTGGACAAGTTGATCCATTATTGAGCTGGCAAGACCTGATACAAAAGTATGGGCAGATCACCCCTAATATCACCAAAATTAGGCTAAAACTCGACCCTAACCTTGATGTCACCGACACTGACATTATTGGTGGCATTGTGCAAGATCCCCTGAACCAAAACGTGCTTATTTTTACACCAGATATCGATACCTTACCGGCTACAACAATGTTGCCGATTGCAAATATTATTGATCCTACAGAAGTGTGGCCCGGGAACGGATTACCTTTGGCTGCTGCGGGCCAAAGGTATCTACTTACTTCTATGAATAGTGCAGGAGAAGAGCCAGCTATTCCTCTGAACGTACCTACAAGTCCGTGGGGACAATTTATAGTTGCCTATCCAAATGATATTATTGAATTCAATGGTATAAATTGGGTAGTTTCTTTTGATTCACGAAATTCTGTCGGTCTAAATTATGTAATCAACAATGCTAATGCAAGTCAATATCGATATGATGCTGCAACAGGCGATTGGACTTATACATACTATGGTCAATTCGATCCAGGCCTATGGCGTATTGACAATATAATTCAGGCGCCCGATGGAACCGTTATCAATAATTACGAATAAGACAGGTGTTGGAACAATTTTTGTTTCCAGCAAGACAAGTCGCGTATTACTAAATCTCAGAGCACCACACAAGACACATTCAATGCAATGGAGTTTATGGGGTGGGATGGTTGAGAATGGTGAGCAACCTAAAGATGCTTTGCTTCGTGAACTAACCGAAGAAATGGGATCTATTCCTGATATTGAAAAAAT